AAAGACGCAAACGGAAACGCATTTAATCTTACAGGTTATACAGCGTCTGCCAAAATGGCCAAGGGTTATTCATCTACTAGAACAAGAACAACAATCACTTGTACCGTAAATGGTGACCCGACAACAGGTATTGTAACCATGTCTTTAACAGCAGACCAAACAGGTGCTCTGGAAGAAGGCAGATATGTTTACGATTTAGAAATTTTACAGACTTCCTCAAGTACAATTACTAGGGTTATTGAGGGTATAATTACCGTCAGACCACAAGTAACTCTCTAATTCACAACTTTTTTATTATAAATATACCCAAGGAGAGAGTTTATGGCAGATATTTCGGCTACGGTAGGAAAAAGTAATAGTACAACAGCAAACATAAATGTAAATACTTCATCTGGACCTCAAACGGTTTCAGTATCTTTACCATCTGCTCAGGCTGCTCAAAACACTTCTCTTCAACTTAAATTACTTGGTGATGTTGACACGACTTCTTTAAATGATGGAGCGATATTACAATACAGGTCAAGTGATGGTAAATTTGTAACTAGAACAGAAATAGTTACAACTACTGGTACATTGACACTTAACGCAGGAGCTTTTTAATAAATGGCAACGGTAATACAGATAAAAAGAAGTTCGGGCACTACAGCACCGGCAACATTAAAACTTGGTGAATTAGCTTATACTCATGGAGCAGGAACACAAGGTAATTTAGGTGATAGATTATTCATTGGTGAGGGTGGTGTTGATGGTAACGGTGACGCAAATAATATAACCGTAATCGGCGGTCAATTCTTTTCTGACATGCTAGACCATGTAGCAGGTGTAGCAACAGCAAATTCAGCATTAATTTTAAATGCAAACAAGGCAGTTGACGAATTAGTTTTAGGTACAGACGCAAGCACAGGTGGTACTTTAAAACTAAACGAAGGTACTAACAATGGAACAAGTTTCGTAGGTTTAAAATCACCAAATGCATTAGGTGATACCGTAACATTTACATTACCAGGTAGTGATGGCTCAGCGGGGCAATTTTTAAAAACTGACGGTTCAGGTAATTTAGATTTTCAAACCGTAAATCAATTTATAGATTTAGCAGGTGATTCAGGAACGGATACTTACAATACGGCTGAAACACTTACATTTGCCGGCGGTTCAGGTATGCAGGCTGTTATTACAGACAACACGGTAACAATCAATGCAACAGGTTTAGCAAATGCGAATTTATCTGGTAGTGCAGGTATAACAAATGCTAATCTAGCAAATCCTACAACTACTTTAGGTAATTCTACTTTAACTTTAGGTGCAGCTACAACTGATATTACAGGATTAACTTCATTAGTAGTTGATGATATTACTATTAACGGCCAAACTCTTTCAACAACAGCTGGTAATAAAGATATTAACTTATCGCCACACGGCACAGGAACGGTAGTTGTACCGTCAGGTTATGAAGATAGAAGTGGTTTTGGTGATACATCATTAGCAAACAAAGCATATGTTGACCAAGTCGCACAAGGTCTTGACGCTAAACCGTCAGTAAGAGTGGCTACAACAGCAAACTTAGCGGCAACTTACTCAAACGGTACTGCTGGTGTTGGTGCAACTTTAACTGCTTCATCAAATGGCGCATTATCACTTGATGGTGTATCGCCAGTTGTTAATGATAGAATTTTAGTTAAAGACCAATCTACAGCGGCTCAAAACGGTATCTATAAAGTAACAACGGTAGGTGATGGTTCAACTGCCTTTGTATTAACAAGAGCAACTCCTGAAGACCAACCTGCTGAATTATCAGGTGGTTCTTTTGTATTTGTAGAAGAAGGCACAGCTAATGGTGATAACGGTTATGTATTCACACATACAGGTGCTCCTACTTTTGGAACAACTGCTTTAGATGTAACACAATTTTCTGGTGCAGGTCAAATTACAGCAGGTTCAGCTTTAACTAAATCAGGCAATACTTTAAATGCAGCTGTTGATGATTCATCAATAGAAATAAATGCTGACGCATTAAGAGTTAAATCATTAGGTATTACAAATGCTATGTTAGCTGGTAGTATTGATGGTGCTAAAATAGAAAACTTTACATTTACAGATGAAAGTTCTACACAAGGTGCAGTTCAAATAGGTAACCCTATGGAGTTTTTAGCAGGCGAAGGATTAAATACAACTGCTTCAGGTCAAACTTTAACAATTTCAGGTGAATTAGCAAGTACATCAAATATTGGTGTTGCTAAATTTACTTCAGATAACTTTACGGTCTCATCAGGAGATGTATCAATAACAACGGTTGACGGAGGTTCATTCTAATGAAACTATGGACAAGAATTAAAAATTTTATTACTAAACCTTATATGAAACCTTTAGTATTAAAAAAAGAACAAGAGATTGATTTAAAAAATCTTAAAACAAAAACAAAAAAAGAATTAGAAAAATTAGGTAGAAAAGTTGGTGTTGAATTAGACAGACGACTTACTAAAGATAAATTAATTAAACAAATTAAAAAACATTGTAAATAATGACAACGGTAATAAAACCAAAAAGAAGTGAAACGGCTTCAGCAATACCAACAGCTGGTGCATTAGCTGTAGGTGAATTAGCAATGAATGTTACCGATGGTAAATTTTATACTAAAAAGTCGGACAATAGTGTTGTAGAAGTTGGTGGTGCAGGTGCGGCTACTTTACAAGATATTACAAGTGGTTCAAAAAATGTAACTACTAATAATATTGTCTTAAATGGTTCTCAATTAGTATTTGAAGGTAATTTAGAAAATGCTTATGAAACTTTTTTAAATGTTACAGAACCAACTGCTGATAGAACACTTACATTACCTAATCAATCAGGTGTTTTAGCAACTGAAGGTGATAATCTTGCTTTTAGTATAGTATTTGGAGGATAATTGTGGCAAGCACATTTAAAAATGCAGGTCTTGATGTTGGCTTACTAGATGATTCAACAGGAGATATTTACACAGCTACTGGCTCAGGTGTAACTGCTGTTATTCATGCAGTATATATTTCTAATTTAAGTGCTACAAATGTTGCAAAAGTAAATGTTAAAGTTACAATTGATGGTGGTTCAACTTTTAGACATGTAGGTAGAAGTTTAGAGGTTGATGTAAACAATACATTAGTTTTAGATAAACCTATCAATTTAGAAAATAATGACAAGATAAGAATTTATGCTGACCCTAATCCAGATAGTTCATCTGTTGATGTAGAAGCATATGTAAGTATATTGGAGATTAGTTAATGGCAATTAATAATCATGTTGTTAATTCAGGTGGTCGTGGCAATAATATGTTTAGTGAAACATTCCACGGATTAAGAAGAACACAAGACGGTAAATTATACTATACATTAAGAGATAAAAATGTAGGTACTTTTAGCAATGATGGTGGCACAACTGAATTAACTAGCGACGCTGATTTTGTTGCAGTTGAAGAACAATACATTTCAGGAAAAGACCAAACTTTTTCTGGAGACGCTTCAACTACCACATTTACATTATCTGATACAGGTAGAGAAGCAGACCAATTAGCAATATTTGTAGATAGAGTTAGAATGACAGCGACAACAGATTATACATTATCAGGCACTACTATAACATTTGTTAGAGCACCACATAATGCAGCTGAAATATTTGTTAGAGTAATAAAAAAAGAATATAAAAACGAATCAACTGACACTTTTCAACAATATAAGTTTGAAAGTGGAAGAAACCATTACAAATTAAATAGTGATGGAAAACTTGTTAGAGTAGAAAACAAAAAAATGCCGGTAGATGAAACAAACTTTCCAGATGATGTATTAGATAGTGAATTTGCAGCTTATGATGGAGCTGCAATTGTTAATTCAACATCATGGTCGGTGTAGTATAAATATATGGAATTAAGGTAAAAACATGGCAGATTTTGTATTAGGAAGATTAAAATTTAAATGGCGAGGCGATTGGACTGCTTCTACAGCCTATTTAATTGATGATATTGTAAAGTATGGCGGTAATACATATGTTGCTATTGTTAATCATACATCAGCTTCAACAACTGAAGCATTTTATACAGACTTAAATTCAAATTCATATTGGCAAATTCATACTGAAGGATTATTTTTTAAAGGTGATTGGGCTGGTTCAGTTTCATATAAACTAAATGACCTTGTAAAATATGGTGCATTTCAATATAGAGTTACAACTCAACACACATCAACAGG